TTCCTTTTCAAAAACCAGCCATACCAGTTTTCATAGTAAGACCGGGCATAGTTAAACCACGCGCTTTCGTCTTCAAACAAAGGAGGCCTGGCAAACCCTCCCTTAATGGCATAATAGCGGCGAGAAAAATAGCGGGTGTTGGGAGTAATGAAATTAGCCGGGCAGTTAAGATATTCAATGACCTCGCCGGCATCGTCCCCTGGGAATGTCTCGACCGCGATTTGCAGAGCATTTACACAACCCCATTTTTCTTTTAACTCCGGGTGCCCCGCGCATTTATCGCAGGACATCGGGATCACCCCGGAATGAATCGCGGCTAAGATCTTAAACTTTCGGCCTCGTCTCTGTCAAGTCCCCCCATCCCGGAAATCTTCTGGGCATTGTAAAAAAGGGACATTTGAAGGGCGAAGGGGAAAGTGTTAAAAACATCTTTGCTTAAACTGCCGCTCTCATCCGCAAGGAATTTAATTTCTTCGCCCGTGCCCAGGTCAATCACATTTTCCATGTTGACCACGGTCACGCGGGCGACCTCTTTCATTTTCTTGTAATCGAATTCATCCTTCTTCCCTGTTGCGGAGGACATGATTCCGTTTTTCTCGTCCTCCGTCCATCCGCGCTGATAGAACACCGGCGCCAGGTCTTCCAATCCCTCTCCCTTGAACTGCTCAGGGGTGAAGGGAACCCCGGATTTCTGGGACACGGGGGCGAAGCCCAACAGCCTGGCCCTCACTTCCGGGGTAAGAATTCGTTTCTGTTTTTCCATCTTGACTTCCTTTGTGGTTATGAATGCGTGATAATCCACGGGTAGCCATTCGTGCTGTCCCGCAGGAGCTTGTAGGTTTCCTCGTGCGCCCGCGCGCCGTTCTGCTCGGCATCGGTGTTGGTAATGAGCTGGGCCTTCGCGGCATTTATGGCAAAATGCGCCGTCTGGATTACCAGCGCGCCCTCGGTGGAGCCCGTCCAGCGCGTCCATATATCGTCATTCGCCAGCAGATCCGCCAGGGGGTTGATGGTAAGGATCGGGTGACGCTCGGAAATATAGGCTGCCAGAAGCCCGGCTGAATTTGCGGGGGCGTTCTCCAGCTCCACCACGTTGCCAAAGTCAAGCGTCAGGGTGTCAATGCGCTTGACTTTCGTGTGGGCGGTGATAGTGGAGGAAAGCACCACATCCGGCAGCGTAGTATCCAACTTTGCATTGTCCGGCCCCAGCGGAGTAGTCGTGTCAACGATGGAATCGAGAACGCCAGTGAACTCGCAGTCGAGGCGCAACGGCTGCCCGCCCTCGTCCATCACTATCGAGGCGTTTCCCAGGGCTCCCCGGATAAGCACCGTCAAAGCTTTCGGGCTGGAGCCCATGACCTCATCCTGGATAGCGATATCAAAGGGAAGATCGGTGGCACCGGAAACCCCGCCGCCAAGATCGCAGGCCTTGTCCGGATTCCATTTGACGGACGTGGAGTCCGTCACCGTTTCGAGAAGCCCCAGGGCATGCAGGGCTTTGCTCAGATTCGGCGGGGTGTCATTGTCACCAGACCAGCGCAGATCTATCGACGCGGAAACGGTAGCCCGGCGTTTGCCAAAAACAGACGCCAAGGAGTCGTGATCTCCCAAGGCATACATCCGTTCGTACTCCGCAAGCTCGCGGGTGACTTCAATGTTGAAAAATTCGATGTCGAAATCAGTGGTTGCCCAAGAACTGGGCCAGGTGACAAGCGTGCCACGGACGGCCTCTTTTTTCATGATCATCGTCCGCTTGCGGATTGAAATAGGTGCGCCCATTTTTGTTACTCCTCATTAATTGATTTGTGCCGCCTGGGCTTTGTGGTTTCTGTTGCTTTTTCTACCGCCGGGGCAGACATTTTAAAATCATCGGGAAGGGCATCGCCAGCCCTGTAAACTATTCCGTTTAAAATAACTTCTTGACGCGGCAATACCTTGATTTTTTCTTTCATTTTTTCACCCATATTGTGCGGGGTTGCTTCTATACTGCCGGTATTTTATCAAAACATTGAAATTTATCCCTGTTGGATAGGTCGCGTCATTTGAAAATATTTTCTTGTGCCCCTTGTAAAAACACTCCAACGCCCCGGAAGCGGAAACCTGGTAATAATTCCCGAAAAACCGTTTCAGGTCTTCGCTCATCTTTTCACAGGCCGCCACAGACTCGTTTGCGTCAACGACTCCGCTGTTTTTGTATTCATAATAAATATGATAGTACAAATCATTGTTGAAAAGCAGGTTATTGAGGCCTCTCCGTTCATCGTCGTTGATTTCATCCCCGATGGTGATATAGATTTTCGGCCATGTCCCTTGCTGGGGGTCGGCATGATAGAGATTTATACTCCCAACCGTGAATTAATACCCGTTGACGGTCTTCATGGTTGCTGCCATATCGGTCGCCATCTGGTCGCGGATCTGTATGGGTATCGGGTTTGCCATTATGCCCTGTAAAGGTCAATGGTTGCGCTTGCGAACTCGTCTGGGTCGTCAGCTTCCCCGGTCAAGACCTCGGGGGTCAACTCCGCTTTCTTTTCAACAAGCAGATCCTGATAATATTTCAATTTCTTTTCATATGGATCTTCCTGGATTCCCTCTTCTACAAGTTTTTTCGGAGAGACCCCGACAAGATCCATGCAGACAGCCCATCCAATCCAGGCTTTCAGATATTCTTTCACCCGGTAGGGTGTGGGGCTGGCGATCTCGGTAGACTCTACATCTACGGAAAGCGCATAATCTTCAAGCGCGGCATCGGAGCGAGTCAAATAGGTTGCATCGGCTGTAACAATGGGTTTTATCAGCCTGTCCGTCAGGTCTCCAACCACGATGTAACTCATCCGAAGGCCCCCTTCAATGCGTTGGTAACGCACAAATTAAAGCGCTCTTTTATCCGGGACTTTTCTGCCTGCGCTGCATTATTGATGAACTTGTCGGCCTTGGTTCCGGGGTGTTTTGCGAATTTTGCAAAGGCAAAACCAGCACCGTCGCCAACAACCCAACGCAAAACCTTTTTCTTCACTGGACGGATATAATGCGGTTTGGAACCATCATGGATTGCAAGCCCGTATTTTGCTGCTGAAGTATTGATTCCTACCGCACCGTTGAGAGCATAATAATTTACCCGTGCCTCGATGGATTTATCAAGGCTCCCGCTTCGCGTGATGTAGCCATGGAACTGTCGGGCGCGTTCCTGAATGTCCCTTGTGGATATTTCCAGGGCATCCTTGATATTGTCCACAAGAAGTACCGGGCATCTCTGCATTGCCTGCGTGAGCAGGCTTAGATCTGTGGTAATCTTGATTTTCATTTCGGATTACTTGCGGGGCCTCCCAAGGCGTTTTTTCTCCGGCTGGGCTTCTACCTCCTGCTCGGGGGTTGTTTCTGCCAATGGAGCCGTTAATATTGCGCCAACCGGCTTCAATTCGACGGCCTTCTGGACATCAGGGAAAAAGCCCTTCCGCGCCCAGATTGCCCTGTTCTTTTCATCATCGATGATAGCGGCAGTGGCGCCGGTATCTTTGTTTTTAACCAAAATGTTCAAATTGACCTCCTTTAAAAAGGGGCGGTAAACCGCCCCCCATATTGCCCAGACTAGGCAGCCTGGAAGACCGCACCGCTGGCGACATGCACAACCTCACAACCGGCGTACACATCGACGATGTAGGTATCCGAGAGGCCACCACCATCGGAGAAGAAGGACGTGCGAACAGAGAGCCCGTTCACCGATTCGACCGCCGAAGGCACACCGCTAAAAGGCTTCGGAGCTACGATTGCGCCATAGACCGCATTCGTATTATAGAGAATGTTCTTTTTCATAGCAGCTTCGAAGGTTACGGCTTTGCCGTCCGCTATGGAAGCGTCCGCGGCAGGATATACCGACAGATCGCATTCATTGCTTGCGATGGTGGCATCAGCAATTACCGTATAGACGGTTGCGCTGGTGTCATCGGCGACGGTGAAGCGGGTGCCCCGGTAAATGGTGCCGGTAGCGGCTGTTAGACCGTCGATATGGATGGTGGTGGTTGTTCCGGGATCGCCATCAATCAGCACCGTGCCAGCGATATCGCCACGGGTGAGAGCACCGGCATGCTGGGAGCTGAAATAGGTTGCCCCGTGCATACGTCCCAGGGAAGCCTCGCGGAGTCCAACGGGCCGGTCAACGCCATAATCGGCGTTGGTGAACTGCGCCAGGGCCAGGAAAGCAGCCTCTGCCGCGGTATCGATAATCGCGGCTACGTTTTTGTATGTTCCCCGGTTATCGCGAATCTTTTTGCGCCCGGCCAGAATGGCAGCGATAGTGACAGGAGAGCTTCCCGCAGTACCAACCAGGTTCTGGGCAAAGCCCTTCGCCATCTGGTCGATGAAATAGTTGTCAATCGACTCCGCAACCGACAGGATCGCGGGGCCGCCAACAACCGCCATGAAGTCATCGACTTCAAGCGTTTTCTGATCGCTCGTGAGAGTGATTTTCTTGTAAAAATGTTTCTCCAGCTCGATCGTGATGTAATCTTCCGTCACATCAGATGCTGTGGTGGTGCCGGTGAACTCATCGGCATAACCCAAATCAGGAATGCGCTTCACTTTCACGGATTTGCCGATCTGTTCTGCGAATTTGCTTTCGGCCACCTGCCTCTGGCACAGGTTGGCGGCGACAAGGTTGTCGGCCAGGATGATCGCGGAGTCCCTCACGATCTCGGAATTATATTCGAAACTATTAGCCATGATATGGCCTCCTTAAACTAGACGGTTATTCATTTTTGCGCGGATTTCTTCGCGCCGTTTGTTTATATCGGACTGCTTTTTGGGTGAGCCGTCACCGCCTTTGAGGTGTCCAGAATCGCCGCCGGGGCGTGTGGCGTTCGCGATAAACTCCGGGTTCGCTTCCAGAAATTTCGCTATGCCATCCTGTATTGAAAACTCATCATCGCCAACTTTGTAAATGTGAGCCGCATCCTCAGATTCCGCGATCTTTATGTTCGGCATTATAGAATTTAAAAGAATCTGCGGCTTGATCGCCTTTTTTTCTGTCAGAGCCGTAATAATTGCGCTTTCCGCGTCCTTCCTCCGTGCCCTGGCCTTCGCCTCCTTCTCCCTCGCCTCCGCATCTGCGGCTTTTTTCTCGGCCTTTTCAATCCTCGCCATGAGGGTTTTTAACTCTCCCTCGTTTCTGCCACCGCCGTCCTTCGCCTTTTTTAACGCATCTTTCAGGGCGGTTATTTTGTCCTCGAAATCGTCCGCATCGGGATCGATCTCGAAATCTTCCCAGGTCTTTTTAAATCTCTCGCGGATATTTTTGGCCTCGGAATTCGCTTTCCTTTTGGCCTCTATGGCTGCCTTCTCTCCTTCTGTTTTTGCGACCTCGCCCGCGTGGGCTTCCACCAATTTCAAAATATCTTCAGCTTTCTGGTGCCCTTCAAGGGCCTTTTTAATATCGTCTAATACTGGCATTGTTTTTCCTCCGGGGAATTAAGTGACTTCATTATAAAAATATCATACAAGTCAAGACAAAACAAGTAAAAATAATATTCTAATATCATTACTTACTAATAATAGGTATGTTTATTTTTTACCAAGAGGGCCTTTTAGGCGGCCAAACTCCGGCTTTGCGTTTCCCTGGTATCCCTTCACGGCCTTCGCCCATAATCTGGGTTTGTCGTGGAACATTTCTGCGCCGGGCTTTCCCATCAGTTTCTGTAACTCCTCCGGGCTTTGCTTTTTCAGCCATTCCCCAACTTTCTGCGGCTGGAAATCAGCATCGGCGGGCGCCTCGGTGCGATAGACAAAGGACGGATTGCATAAACAGTGCGGATGGAATGGAAATGGAGGATGAAACATTTTTGGATACACCCCCGGCCCCATCCCGAAGGCATCCACGCCGCAATGGAGATCGCAAATATCATACTCTTTATGCCGGGAAGATAGAGAATACTTCACCCCCACCACTCGCGGGTTTTCCTGGGCCCGCTTGTCATGTAAAAGCCCATGGGCGCGGGCTATTTCTGTCCTGCCGATTCTCATGGCGTTATAGCGGGCCTTTTCATTCACCGCCCATTGTATCGCTTTTTCCAGCTGCTTCGCGTTGCCCTTTTCGATTGCCTCGATCACCTGGTTATATCCGGCTTTTAAATTCGTGGTCGGGGCCCCCGCCCTGGATAGCTGATTGATACGTCCCTTTACTCTCAACAATTCCTTGCGCAATTCCGGCGCGTCCGGCGCGTAGATTTTTGCCTTGGAAATCAGTTTGTCCATGTACTGGGGGAAATCGGCATACGTCAAGCCTTTTTCTTGTAGCGTAGTAGCCAGCTCGCGATATGTCTTTGCCTTATCCATTGCGATGTAGATTTCTTTCTGGATTGCCGGAAGCAGGGGGAGATTATTTAACCGCTCTGAAAGCGTCAACGCATCCCCCGGCCAATGGTGAGACAAAAGCTCACCCTTTATGGCTCTGGAATCCGCGATTATCCCCATATACCCAATCTGTGCCGCGGCAACAACACTTTCTTCAATCTTTTTTCTGATTATTTGGTCAACTCCCAGCTGTTGGAAAGCCCGGCGCGCTGCCTTCTCCGGGCTCATGCCCTTGGATACATTTTTTTCAATCTGTGAAACCAGTTTTTTTGCCAGGCCGTCATAATCCCTTGTCAGGGAGTCAATCAGCCGTAAGACCTGATTGTCTGGCATTACTCACCGTCTGCTGCTGGTGGGGCATAGTCTTCAACCTGCTTTCTTTTTTCTTCCTCGACAGTGATGGTCTCCACCAATGCGTCAACGTCCGCGCTGTCTTTCTGCTTGAAATACCCCCGCGTGAGCTCCTGCTTTGTCGCGGTCACGATCTCCGGGGTCATACCCACGCCGATAAATCCGTTAGCGCGCTCGATATCAGAATCAATATCCAAGATCCCGAAATCCTCCGGGTAGGAAATTGAAAAATCGAATGTTTCCTCTGTCCATACCTGGAACAATTCTGCCGTATCCCGCTCGGCCTGTTCGATTGCGCGGGCCGTCTCACATAATTCCGTATCCGTGCCCTCGAAATCCCATTGTTTGGCTATACCGCTCTGCTGTATCACCCCTGAGACTCCGGCCAGCTTCGCTTGCTTGTATATTTCTTCAATCAGCTTGTCGCGTTCTTTCATATATCCATCTTGAATGGATGTATCTGAAGTGATAAAATGTGGGGCGTGGTGGGAATCGGCGGGGAACGTCAGCGCTGAGCTTGTCCCTATCTCCTGGGCCTTGTTGATGTCCCCCTGTTTCGGAATTGCCAGGATAGAAAAGCCCTGCTTGCGCTGAACCTCCCGGAGCTCGGAGCAGACATTGAAAATCGCAGCGTTCAACCTGGCAATATCGTACAGCGGGGGATGTGGTAAAACTTCGTTTTCATCGCATTCCGCAATATAAACCGGAATCACAGAGAGCACACCTCCGGGAACATCCCCATTTCCAATCGGCTCTTTTAATTGTCCGTCCTCCCATTTCTTCCACAGCGTCCATTTCCCTTTTTCCCATTGCCGGTAAACCTGGGTCGCGGATTTTCCCTTCTCGGTGCTCTCCGCGTCCTCGGAAAAAGTAATTGATAGCAATTCCCCATGTTTGGAAACGGTGTAGGTAATCACTTTGGCAGCCTCTTTGATATAGATATACGGCAGGGTCCGGGACTCCCGCGCCTGGGCCACACTTACCGGCTGCTCAGACGTAGTGTCCATGACGATAAAAGTCACCCCATCCCGCCGGGCGCGCTTGGCGACCTTGCGCATAAATTTTGTAAGGCTGGTTTTGTTCCGGTCGCAATCAGATTCAAATATTTTCCAGCTTTCATTTTCCGCTTGTCTGGTTGGCTGCTGTTTGAAAACCGGATTTACCAGGGCATCAAGGATCGGTTTGAAATAATTTAGATAATACGAATACCCTCTCCGCTCGGTGAAATCCCGCTCTCTGGTATGCTCGATGAGATATGAGCCATCCCGGAAACCCCCGGTGCCCTTATAGGCATCTTTTACTAACTGATAAACGTCCACTCCATTCACCCCGCGCCCGGAGCTGGTGGCAGCTGTGGCCGGGTCGTTGGACATCTCAGATGTATTGCTTAAATCTGCCATTTAATTCCCCTTTTTAAAGAAAATCTACATTTAAAAACCCGCTGGCGCAATTTCAGATTTTCGCTTTTACGTTTTGGTATTCAAAATAATCGTTGAATTTGTTATAAGCGTGTGCAGCCATGTCCACCCGATCGTTATACTTCCCTTTTGGAAATTTCGCAAATTCCCCGATAAAATCATAAACCCAAGCGTTAGAATCTGGATGAGGCAGGAAGATATTCCGCGCTGCCTGCGCCCGGCTGAAAGGGGTGGCACGGGTGACCTTATCCACCTCGGCCTTGACTGGGATTATCGCCGGTATCGACCTCCGGAGATCCGCGATAACCGCCGGGCCGTTGGCCTTGTCCTCCACCAGGATACACGACCGGCCCGGATACCGGGCAGACAGAGACCGCACGGCATCCACCGCGCCCGGATAGTCCAAATGCCGGTGGTCTTCGTCTAGGAGATAAATATCCGGCCCCACGCGCCCCCAATGGCCGCCAGACGCAAAACTGGTGCCCTCCGTGTCCTTGAATGGCAGATCCCACGCCTGTAACTGCTCATCGAATCGGCCAGGCTTCCCGGCCTGCCGGCAAGTGACCCATTCCCCCTTTTCGTTTTTGAATTTGACCGGTCTGCCGTCACCCCAGAAGCACCAGTTATATTTTTTGAACATGCCCCCGACCTCCGGAGCCGGCCGCTGGTTTATCTGCCCGGAAAACCCGTAATCGGTCAAAACCTCCTTGTGGTCTGCCAGGATCGACCGGGAGAATCTGACCTGGTCAAACAGCCCATCGACATAAAACCGCCTGGCTTCAGGTGGGTTAATATCGTCCGTCTCCTCTCCCGGCAGGCAAATGTGCTGATATTTCCCCGGTGATTTGCTCAGCAGGTGCCCGCAAAGATCGTCTTCATGGAGTCTTTGCATCACAATAACCCGGAGCCCGATTTCATGTTCATTCAACCGAGAATAGATGGTCTTTTCATAAAATTCAATAGCGTTTTTTAGTTCGGTTTCGCTTCCCGCCATGCGTGGGTTTATCGGGTCATCCAAGATGATAATATCCCCGCCCTCTCCGGTGGCCTGGCCGCTGGTACCGGTCGCCATTCGGAAGCCTCT